TGCGCAAGTTTTATCAGATGATGACTACGATTTAATGTGCAAGCGTATGATTTTAGAATGGGATAATATAAGCCATATGCACAAGGGGCTGATCACAAGGGCTGATCTTGAGGCTGGCACGGGTTATGCCATAAAATATACAAACATGATAAAAGGTGCGGCTATGGCATGGCTGGCAGAAAATAAATAAAATAAAATTTCGGCATGGGTCTTGAATATGCAAAAACAGTACCCATTTGTAATACAGGACAACGAAAAAAGGATGTTAAAAAATGGTAAAAGATCGTAATGAACCACTAGCGGATATCGTGTTATCGTATGCTGATATCGAATTGATTTTAACAGCATTGGAACACTACGTGCCAAGGTCACACACTGCACATCTTGATGGTATGGAATTGATACATCTAATGCGGAACCATGAACGGCGTTTATATCGTGCAAAACAGGAGGGGTAAAACGATGAACATATCACAGAAACAAATGAGCAAATTGATTTCGTATGTTGAGACATATAGTCGCTATAAAGAATTATACAGCATCGAAATTTTGAAATCTAAACCAGACTGGACACTTGTGGATGATTGTTTAGACATGGCGTACAGTTATGCAACATTCATAATTGACATCATAGATAACACGGGCGTTGATCCTGACAAGGTGGCAGATGGCATAACCCATTTTGTAAAACTCTATAAGGATGATATGGAAGCAAAAAAGGCAGCATAAAAATAATGTGCTGGGTATCACATAAAACTGCCCACCGCCTATTGACATTTATTAAAGCAGTTATTATTTAATATTCATCAGGCCAATGCACTCGCTTTCATAGCGCAGGGATAGCCCGATACCAGACTAGGACTGTAACCGCTTCGGCAACGTCAGCTAGTCGCGCCTACCACATACCCGATAGCAGGTTGTCGGGCTGGTTAAACCCAGAAATAACCTGCACCGCCTAGACCAACCGATAGGTCAATAAAATTCGGTGTAGCTTGCAGGGCTGGGGGATTGCCTGACCATAGCAAGTGAATATATAAAATCCCCACTGACTACGCGCTGTTTGACATAGTAAATATAACAAATTTTCTGGGGGCAGTCTTATGTCACTAGTGATTGCCCCCAGATAAAAATAATTGTTGACATGGTGTCAATATGGGGTGTAATGTTCGCCCATACACTAAAACTTAAACCAACACAAGGAGACTAAAACAATGGCTACACGTAACTTTGAAATTTCACTAGGTTCTTACACACTGCAAGCATATGTTCGCGCTAATGGCGGTATGACTTCACAGACCAGAACACTTTTGAATGATAAAAATTACCTGCGTGTTAATCGCTTGGCAGAAAAGAAGTTCAAGGTGTCACTGAGCATGACAAAATGCCAGATCGCGGCACGTAAAGCGGCACGATCATTAAAGGCAGAGTATGGCACAAACATTCAAGACAATGCCACCCTGACTTTCGCAATGGTTTTGAAATGGGCAGAGAATGAGATTAAAGGCAAAAACTCAAATCCTATTGAGCCGGAAGAGTTTGGTCTAGTCAGTGTCACTGATCTGCTTTGCAAGATTAACAAGCCTCTGAAGCTGGATGTAAAACCTCGCCGCTTCTTCGGACGCAAGGCAAAGTCTGCCGCATAAATAAAATAGCAGTGCCTATTGATATGATAGGCATTGCACCCCATATTTACACCATAAGCAAACAAACATAGAGGATGTAACATGACAAAAGCACAGGAAGTTTATAAAATATTTAGAGATTATCTACCAAGGGCAGAGTCACGTTATGCCACAATTCAACTACTAAAAATATGGAAAAATGAGGTTGACTATGAGAATAAGAAACACTATAAAGAATCCAGTAGCCGCCGCAAATAGAAGGCGTGTGGCTAGTGTAATGCCAGCCCATAAGGGTAAGGGTACACCAGACAAGAGGAAAGAGGACAAGCGAGATGCGTACAAGTATCAAGAAAATGCGGATAAAGAAGGTCAGTAAGAAAGCACCCAAGTGGAAACAGCAACGGCTCAAGGATCAGTCCTTGCGTGTAACCCTTATGAACAGATCATTTGATCTTAGTGAAACAGAGGATGAAGCAGTAGCCATCCACCAAGGTAGGAGATACCCATAATGCCTAATCATACAGATAACAGAGTAACCCTGTCCCATTCTGACAGCCAACAGATTGACATGATTTACAACATCATGAACACAGAGGACACACCTCTATGCCAGACACTTATCCCTATGGATGAGAAGTTGTTAGAGATTTCTGGCTTTTCAGATAACTATGAAGTGCAAGGCTGGTATGAGTGGCGGCTGGATAATTGGGGTACTAAGTGGGACATCTATGAGACGCACTGTAATCGCATCGATGCTAACACATTGTCCATGACCTTCTACACTGCATGGTCACCACCTATCCCTGTCTTTGACAAGCTAGTGGACATGGGCTTTGAGGTTAATGCCCGATACCTAGACGAAGGGTGGATGTACATTGGCGAGTACGATAACGGCGAGGATTGGACGACCGATAACGTAGAGGGTGTAGTAGATACACGCCCAGAACTGGACTATGAATTTGATATCAGTGAATACCTAGAGGAGAACGAAAAGGAGATTGAATTATGTTAGGAATATTTGTAGTGATGGCATTTGCCATGTTCGCACAAGATAACGCAGAGTTTATACAAGATATGAACGATAAGCGGGAACTGGGTTGTACCTTTACTTATGTAGGTAAGCAGGATATAAGACCAGAGGTGCCACACATAGGCGTGGACAATAAATACATCTACTTTAGTATGGAACCATGTAATAGAGGAGATTGACGCATGAACTGCTGGCACTGTAAAGATACAGAACTAATCTGGGGCAATGACCATGATATAGACCCTGATGACTATCGTGGTGATGAGTTTAGCATGGTTACAATACTGTCTTGCCCTAATTGTAACAGTATGGTAGAAGTCTACTACCCTAAAGAGGAGATGAGTGATGACTAGACAGGAATTATTTGAATGGTTAAACACACATCCAACAAGTGATTGGGATGTAGTGCATGACGATGAAGGACACCTAAGAGTTTTGTTTTGGTTTGATGAGGAGATTGAAAATGATGACGCTTAACCTACCAAAGAAACAAGTCAACGCCATACTGGTAGCACTTGACGCAGAGATTGAGATGCAGTTAGGTGGCAGACCTGTTGATTGGGAATTCTTCCCAGAGTTTGCCGCAATGCTAATGGCTTACTACACAACACGTTGTAAATTTGAGGAGAGCCAAGATGTCTAACTGCAAAAATATAATAGGAATACCATTACAAGACAAATTTGATGAGATGTCTATTGAATTTGGACAAAATAGTGTTCTTGATGGAGATATAGAAGTCATGGTGTACTACCCACCTGACTATGATATGATGGGTATGTTTCCAGATGAAGTTGACGATAGGGTTGGAACACAGAAAGTTATAGTTCGTTCTGTAGCAGAACTATATACACTACTTGACGAAGTAATGGCACAAGATTATACTAGGTTCAATGTTACATCAGAAGAAACAGAGGAGAACCAAGATGATTAAAGCATATAAACTAATCATGGACAGTAAACACAACCCACTGTCGCGCATACCCGACAACAACACACGACACATGGTCATGCAAGTCTTGGCATGGATGTGGTGTATTATCTTTGGTATGTCTGTCGGGTCAATCACTGTCTTTGGTATCAGTGCTGTAGCACACGCCCTGCTGATTGGTGGTGTGTTCATCACTGTGGGTGTGTTTGAAACAGCCAAGCGTAAGCCTAACTATTTCGGTGGGCTAGGCAGAGGCAATGGGGGTGAGCATGAGTAAGATATGGACAGCATACGTTGTTGTCTACCACAAATTTGAAGTGGAAGGTGACACATGGGATGAGGCACACGAGGATGCAATCCATACCATTTGGGATGACCACATAAAAGAAGTTGAAATTAACCTAGAGGAGAATAAAAATGAGTAGACAAACACAAAAACAACACATCCTTGCCTTGATTGAAGAGGTGAGACAGCTAGAAGCACGTATGCAACCCACCGACACAGGACACATTGCAACTGCAATCAATGTCCTTATGAATAGGATTGAAGAACTGCTGACCAAACTTGTAGAGGAGAAGTGATATGAAAAGTAAAAAGTGTAAGATAAAACTAGAAGGATACGAGATTGAACGTGTGCGTAGCATCATCAATGCTATCAAGGATTTTAACATTGCCACATCTGATAAGGTAGGCATTGATTACGATAATATTCGTGAACTAGATGGTGCTGATGATTTTCTTGCTAGGCATTTCGGTTTAGTCCAGCCAAGTGACACAGATTTTGTACGTAACTGGTACATAGATTATCAGTGGGATGAGGATGCCACTTGACCGATGCTACGTTATATGATATAACAGGACATCAATTAACGATAGGAGAATAAATATGCTAGAATATATCCCAGAACACCTCGACTTTGAGGTAGAATTTGAGCCGACTAAGGTTGATGATAAGAAATATGTCATCAACGGTGACACTGGTGACTACATTGGTATTGTAGGCAATGGGTTTACCTGTGCCAACCACGGTGACTTCTTCCGCAATGTCATGGACACTACGACAGAAACACTGTCTGACTACGACATGGAAGGCGCACAGATTAACTGGCGTAGCGCACATAAAGATGGCTGGGCTATGATGGACATGACCTTGCCTAAAGTGACTGCCAAGATTGCCACTGACAAGCATGAGACTACGCTGATGAAGCGTATCATTGCCCTGCATGGTGTCAACGGTACTTGCTCTAACACCACAATCTTTGGTGCTATCGACTTCTTCTGTCTCAATGGGCAGATTCGTGGCAAGCATGACAAGGTGATGCGTAAGAACACCAGTAACTTCAGCCTAGACAGGTTCATCACTGAACTGCACAAGTCCCAGCAGGACTTCACTGCACAGGCAGAGCAGATGCAACGCTGGGCAAACACTAGCCTAGTCACGGTTGACGTTAAGGCTATGCTAGAGACACTGCTGAAGTCTGACCGCAAAGCAGAGAAGATGTACACGCTATATAATCAAGAGGTAAGCACCCGTGGACGCAATCTGTGGTCGCTTTATTCTGCCTTCACCAACTATGCTACATACGCAGATGAACGTAACGGTTTTACCCAGCGTAACACTGGCGGTGACACACAAGCTAAGTCATTATTCATGCGTGAGGTTGAGGTAGCTGGCTGGGTTGATAGCCCTGTGTTCAAATCACTTGAGGTGGCGGCATAATGTCGCGCCTAACTACACATGCTTTACTTATGTCAGGAGATAGAAAAGCATATCTCTCTAGGCGTAGCGAACTAAACCGTAAGGCATATAAAAAATGCAAGCCTTTTGTAAATAGGGTAAAATTAATGTATGGCTGTGCCTTTTGTGGGTACAAACATCACCCAAGTGCATTACACTTTGACCACATAGACCCTAAAACAAAGGTTGCTAGTATATCAAAAATGATGAATGGTTCCATACAGAACATAAAAAAAGAGATGCGTAAGTGTAGAATACTATGTGCTAATTGTCATGCTGTACATACCGCTAAACAAAGAGAGGATAATATTTTATGAAACTAAATCAGGTAGCAGATGAATATTATTTGTCTCACGATTACAAGAACTTACGTCAAGAAACTAAGACGCACTATGAATACTGTCTTAACAGTGCGCTGGCTACACCTGTCGAGGGTGTAGTCATTGGCGAGGTGGATTGCACTAAGCTGTCCACCAAGCAAGCTAAGTTAGCCTATGACTTGTGGTGTGATCGTGGTATCTCTACTGCTAATCATATCATGTCTATGGCTAGGATTTTATACAACTATGCCCTACGTATGGAACACTGCTTTGTAAATCCATTCACAGTGGTGCGTAAAAGAGCCACCAAGCCGCGCAAGGTGGTATGGAGCAGGGAAGATGTCACAAAGTTGTTAGATGCCGCCTACAGCGATTTTAGCACACGTAACATAGGTCTTATCGCGCATATGGCATATGAATGGTGTCAGCGTGTAGGTGATATGCGTCTGCTAACATGGGATGCCCTCGACTTTGAGCAGAAGCGTGTAATAATATTACAATCTAAGCGTGATGCACAGGTAGAGTTACCTATTGATGATAACTTATATGATATGTTAGTACAACAGGAGCGAGACTTTGGATTTCAACCTTACGTTGCACCTAGACCTGTGTCATATAGAGGGGTGTATGAGCCGTATACGATGTATAAACTGCCATTACATGCACGTAAGTTGATGGATGATGCAGGATTATCTAAAGAACTGCGTCTGTCTGATCTAAGGCGCACAGGTGTGACTGAAATGGTAGATGCAGAGGTAGGTATAGGACAAATTATGTCGGTTACGGGACATGCTGATCCACAATCCGTAAAGCCTTACCTAAAAAATACATATGTCTCTGCAAATAATGCGTTGACAGCACGTAAGAAAGCATGATATAAGCATTCAACTGCCGCAACGAACTATTATAATATATATAATAATACATAGAAAGGACATATATAAATGATACACGCTAGTGATTTTGATGTTGCCAACGGCGAGACTAAACGTATGAATTGTCCTGAGTGCAATGGCTACAAGACATTCACTGTGACTAATAACATGGGTAGTCTTGTCTGGAACTGTTACAAGGTGAGTTGTCGTGTCAGTGGCGGCACTCGCGTACACCTCACTGTAGATGACATACAGAAAGGCTTTAAGGGCAGTGTAGAAGCCCCACAGACAGCCTTTGACCTGCCACAGTACATCGTACAGCGTAGTGGTGGCTTGCACATGAACAGATGGTGTGCTAGATGGGGCATTGATGCAGAAGCATTGGGTCTGTTGTATGATGTGAAGGAAGACCGTGTGGTATTCCCTGTTGTACACGATGGCATAATGGTGGACGCAACTGGCAGAACATTAACCAAAAGAATACCCAAGTGGAAAAGATATGGAAATAGTGGCTTGCCATACACGTCAGGTTATGGTAAAGTCGCAGTAGTTGTTGAGGACTGTGTGAGTGCAGCCGTTGTTGGTTACGGTTCCTTTGTCGGGGTTGCGCTATTGGGTACATCGTTATCTGATACGCATAAGAGGTATCTCGCACAGTTCTCAACAGCAGTCATAGCGTTAGACCCCGATGCTCTACCGAAGACGCTTCAGATGGCTAAAGAATTACGTGGACACGTTTCGGATGTTCGTGTACTAAGGTTGGATGACGATATAAAATATAGAAACCCGACAGACATGGATAAGCTAGACGCTATCCACAAACAGATAGGAGAATAACCGCATGGAATTATCATTAATCAGAAGCCTAATGGACAAGGAGTTTTACGAGGAACATCGTGGCTCACGCTGTCCTGACAGGCTATTCAGTAAGGATGTTCGTAAGATTAAGCAGTCAATCGACACTGCTATGGATCGTTATGAACGTACCGTAACACCAGATGAGATTGAGGCATTGTTCATGGCGAACAACCCGACACTTACTACAGCACAGAAACAGGCATACTCGTCCTTGTTTGGTACAATTAAACGTGAGCAACCTATGGGTGGTGACGTAGCACAAGAGGTGTTGTCTAAACTATTCCAGCAGGTGATTGGCGAGGACATTGCTAATCTAGGATTTGATTATGTCAATGGTGACAAGTCTAGTCTTGAGCCGCTACGTCAGATGCTTGAGCAGTATGGTGATGACTTCACCCCTAACCTCAAGGTTGAATGGGAAGACATCGACATCGAAACACTGCTTGCTCGTAATGACCTTGAAGCACGATGGACATTCAATATATCTAGCCTCACACGTAAGGTAGAAGGTGTGAATGATGGTCACTTGATTGAGGTAGGGGCTAGACCCAACACAGGCAAGACATCGTTTCATGCGTCATTGATTGCATCGCCCGGTGGCTTTGCTCATCAGGGTGCTAACTGCATTATCTTATGTAACGAGGAAGGTTATCACCGTGTCGGTGCTAGATACCTGACTGCCGCTACTGGTATGACTATGCAGGAAATCAAGAGGAACCCAAGCAAGGCACGTGACTTGTATGCACCTGTCAAGGAACGTATCAAGATCAAGGATGCTACAGGACGTGACATGGCGTGGGTAGAATCCATCTGCAAGGCATACAAGCCT